GGTGTTTCGGCGCTATCAGCAACATGCTGTGCAATTAGCAAACGACTGCGGCTACTAATAGCACTCATACTTTCGCTATCATCTGCGCCATATTGATAACCTGCCCACTTTAACCATACGCCATGATTTGTGCGAGCAACAGTTGTATCGTGGTCTATCTTTTCAATCTTATATTTGTAATCTTTGTCTTCGTATCCGCCAGGTGCCCACGCTCCTTCAAGTAGATAACATTCTTCGCGATTAAAAATAAGAGTACAGCCAGGCAACTTTTGTTTAATAAGACTCATTGCTACTGCTTTAACATCAGTAAGTTTTAGTGCCTTTTTAATTTTTACACCATCTTTAGATGGAGTTTTTGTGCGTACAGTGATTTCTTTTTCATCATCTAACACCATAAGCGAAGCACTTAGTACACATACTCCGCTATCATTCATACCTTCACAGTATTGCGTGATATCATCCCAAAAATAAAGAGTTTCTGTATTTTTATTCTGCATCTTACGGAATGAAAGGTCAGGTACATAGTTACGATCACGGTTTTTCACACCGACCCAACCAGTTCCACTAAAATATTTTGCTATTACTACGCACATGTAAGTATTTATGTGACAGTTTATGAATGGTAAATACTAATACAATCTTTAAAAAGGAGCCTATCATGGCAACAATTGACCAACTAAAAGAAATTTTTCATGGCGCAAAAGAAGAGAATCTTGACAAGTATGTTGATGCTCTTAACGAAGCAATGAATGAATTTGAAATCAATACACTGCATCGTGAAGCAATGTTTCTTGCACAGTGCGGACACGAAAGTGGCATGTTCAGTGCTGTTAGTGAAAACCTTAACTACAAGGCAGAAACATTGACAAAAGTATTTCCAAAGTATTTCCGTGATGTAAATCCAGATGACTTTGCAAAGCAACCAGAAAAGATTGCTAACCGTGTTTATGCTAACCGCATGGGTAATGGTGATGAAGCAAGCGGTGATGGCTATCGTTTCCGTGGTCGTGGTTTAATTCAATTGACTGGCAAGAGCAACTATGAAAATTGTGGCAAAGCACTTAACAAAGACCTAACAAGTGATAGTGATTATCTAGCAACACCAGAAGGTGCTGCTCGTAGTGCTGCTTGGTTCTTCCAAGAAAACGGCTGCAACGAAGCCGCTGATAGTGACGATGTTGTTAAGACAACAAAGATTATTAACGGAGGAACCATTGGTCTTGAAGAACGCACTGAATTATACAACAAGGCAAAAAGCGTTCTAGGTGCTTAATGCCATTATTAATAAGTGGCGGTGATTCCTTTACATGGGGAAGTGAATTAGAATCAGGTCCGCATCATTATAGTGAGCAGACCTGGTCCTATCTTTTAGCAAAACAATTAGGTTATGAATATGCTTGCGCAGCAAAACCAGGCGGTAGCAACAGTGCTATATGTCGCAGAATAATTAGCGAAGTAGTAAAACAATCTTTTAAGCATGAGAAAATAGTTGTTGCAGTTATGTGGACATTTACACATCGCGACGAAATACGATTGCGAGATGGCATCACGCAACATAGTACAAATCTAGAAAACGAACTTGATAATAACTGGACAAACTTTACTCCTTGGCACGGAGTAAGCAGAGAAGAAAAAATAAAACTCATGAATATAAAAGATGGCGATGATGGAAAGGTTAATTTCTTTAATCGCCAACATGATTGGTTAGAAAATTCAGGTGTACGAATTGCTGCTGAAAAATTCTATAGTGTGACAGGCGATCATGTTTACAGTCTATATCAAACATTAAAAGAGATAATAGTGCTACAAGCTTTCTTAGAAAGTAAAGGTATTGAATATTTTTTCTGCAGTGCAAGCAATGATATTTTTAAAACAGAACGCAAGGATCAATTACAAAATAAAGAAATTTCGCCACTTGGTTTATATAACACTATAAATTGGAATAGCTGGTATAAAGACAGTGCGTTTCATCCATGGGCAATTGATAATAATTATGAAATGAGTGGCACACACCCAGGACCCCTTGCACATCAAGATTGGTTGCAATTGATAGTGCCGAAAGTTAACGAATGTTGGAAAATATAAAAAAATTAATAACCAGTGGTGATAGTTTTACTGCTGGTTACAAATTGCGAGATGCTGAAACAAATTGTTGGGCATCTGTTTTATCTAGGCAACTGAGTGTACCACTGACTAATTACGGTCGTCAAGGCATGGGCAACGACTATGTATTCAATAGCGTAATAGATCATTTTTTATTAAATCCAGAAGACAAATATAATTCACTCGTAGTGTTAGGACTTACTAATTTTACTCGCATTGAGTTCTTTGATAAACACCTTGGGTTGATTACTACTATACCAAACAAGCGCAGACCAAGCGAAATAGAAGGAATGTTTTGGAAAAAACATTATGATGAACTTTATTGTTATAAAAACTTTCTAAGACATGTGATAAAGATGCAAGGGTATTTTTTACAATACAAAATAAATTATTTGATGTTAGATGCTTTTCCGTTTTTTCCAAGTTCAGAGGTAATAGGTGATGTACTTGTTAAATCAATGATTATGGAAATAGATATGACACGCTATCTATGGTTTAATAATCGTAGCATGAGCAGTATTAGTTTTCCAAATTCACTTGATGATGGACATCCGAATATAGCTGGTCATAAGCTAATTGCTGATACATTTTATGAAGCTATTGTAGATAGTAATCTGCCATTTATCAATCATCTATATGCTATACCTGATCCAGAAAAAGATAAATTATTAATACCAGATTGGTTAAAAAATTTATGAGTACACAATTTAACAAATTGATAGCTAGTGGCTGTAGTTTTACTAGTGGATATAAGTTAGAACATGGGAAAGAATCGACATGGCCAAAATTGCTTGGCGATAAAATGTCTATACCCGTTGTTAATTTATCCGAGGCTGGTCGTGGAAATTCTTATGTGTTTTCAAGCATCATAGATTATTTTATGGAATATCCAGAAGAAAAAAAATCAAGTTTGGTTATAATAGGCGTTACTGGATATCATCGGCAAGATTTTTATGACAGTTACGGTAAAAATTTTATAAGCACTGTTCCAGAATTTAAAGATGAAGCCTCATCATTCATTGAATCATTTTGGAAACGATATTATAATGATGAATATTACTTTACAAATTATCTGCGCAGTATTGTAGTAATGCAAGAATACTTAAAATCAAATTCAATAAAATATTTAATGTTTAATGCTCTTGATACTAACAGAATTTTGCAAAGAAACTTATCAGAACTAGATCAAAAATATATAGAAAGTATTAATACTGAGTTTTTTTTAAAAATGACCATGTGCGACTTTATTGGATTTACACCAAAGAGTGTATTAGATGATGGCCACCCAAGCGAACTTGGTCATAAAATAATGGCAGAAGTTTTGTATGCGAATATAAAAACTATATTTGATTAAAGTGGAAAAGTATCTCTAACAATTATTTCCATTCTTTGGTTTGTTTCAGTTAACCATCTTTGAAAATAATTATGCCAAGTACTATCTGGTTCTATATCAACTTTATTCTCGTGCCAATCTTCGTCAGACGCCCATGTTTCTTCAGATGAATTATTTTCTAATGGTTTTCGTCTAACAACAATACCTTCTGGCGGATCAATATTTGTATAATTTTTAGTAGTTTTCTCGCCATTCTTATCAGTATGTCTTTCTGCTACTAGAAGTCCTTTTTCTATAAAACTTTGTTTAGGGCTTACATTGTCTTGATTTTCTTTTGCGGTATTATATTCAATTAATTCATCTGCTGACAGATTAGATGCTGCCCAACTATCCATATCGATGAAAGTTTCATCTTGGGGAAAAAACAGATATTGGACGAAGATGTAACGGTCTGTTGACATTTTTTTAACCCTCAATTTACATTTATTTATTTAAAATAATGCTTGACAAATTTACAAAATATAAGTATATTAAGAATATAAGAAATGGGCGATTAGTTTAATGGTAAAACTCCGCTTTTACACAGCGGCTACGGCAGTTCGATTCTGTCATTGCCTACCATTTTTTATATACGGTGAGGTGGCTGAGAGGCCGAAAGCACTCGGTTGCTAACTGAGCGAACCGTAACTGGTTCCGTGGGTTCGAATCCCACCCTCACCGCCATTATTTTTTTAGGCGTGAAATGAAGATATTAGTTCTTGCAGAAAATCCATTAAAAATAACTAAAATATTTTCTAACATTGGTGATATCAAAGTCATCAGTGAACAAGAAATAATTGCAGACACGCCTTATACTCGTCAGTTCATTCAGCCTGGCTACAGTGCTTACCTAACAAGTCGTGCTGCAAATCTTAGTAAGATTTATAAATTTAATAAGCCACTAGTTATGGTTATTGACCAACGACATCACACCGCTATTGAAAAAATACCGCATGATAAAAGCATTCGAATTGCAGAAGAATTAGTTCCGCGCAGATTAAGTAACAGTGTGACTTATCTTGTTGATGAATTTTATCTTGAAAATGAATTGACAGATAGTATCATTAATGATATATTCAATATTACGGTCTCGTAGCTCAGTTGGATAGAGCAATGGATTTCTACTCCACAGGTCGGGCGTTCGAATCGCTCCGAGATCGCCAATTATTTTCGTGATGGAAAATAATCTTGCATAGTTCCTTCACGATCTAAATCTAGTGTAGAACAATGGATACCGCCATCCCAAAAATAACGGTGTCGTAAATTTAATATATGCGGAGTTATTTTATATCGCTCAAACGCATCAAACACTGTTTTATTATATCCGTTGCAAATAACATTGTGTTCGTCAATCATTAACATGTTGACATCGAATACACTTTCTTCGACATAACCAACCCAATCTCGTAGCCAAGTTTCTACAAAATTAATTAATTCATCATCGGCTTCATGCCCTTTAATCCACCATGCGCCATTGTTTTTTATTTTAAGTTGAGACCACATTGCTGTTTTTCCCCAACCTTCTCCAATGATATTAACAATTTCCCAATCAGGAAATTCTTTATCATAAGATATCTCATCTGCATGAACAGTGCTAACAATTAAACCAGGCACAACTGGCATATAAACTCCATCAGTATGACCATGTGTTGGTACTTCGTGGCATCTATAATTGCTAAAATATTTTTTCTGTAACTTTTTTAACCCAACCTTTAATAATGGGTTTTTATCTATTCCAAAATATAAATCTTTTCCACAGCGAGTTATGCCATTTGCTGGAAGAACTTTTAATAATTCATCCCATGCATTTTCAATTATAATATTATTTGCGTTAATTACATTATCTTTTATAGGACTCCACCAATCTAATTTTTTAGTTTCATCTATGACTTGATATTGTTCAGCGAGAGTTTTTGAAAATCGTTGGCCACTTGCTTTTGAATATATTCTATCATAAGGAAATAATAAAAAAGTATTGCCAATCATAATCATTTGATCTCGCGGAATCATACTGATTGGAGCAGGGATACGCTCGCCTTTATTAATATGTTCAATAGCATCAACATGTGGAACTAATGGTCTAATAGTTTTTACATTAAACTTCTGTAATAACTTTTCTAAGTTGTCTAAATCTTCTTCTGTTTCAATAGCAATTTTTTCAAATAAATTACGCAGCTTTGGATTTTTAATAAAGCTATAAAATTGCGGTGGATAGCTTTTGCCGACTACGCAAGTTTTAAGTTTATCCCAATGTTGGTAAACGCTATACAATTACCATCTCCATCCAACAACAGAATCTAAATCAAACTGTGTCCAATGTTTATAATATCCACGCTTAACTAACATCTCGCTTGCCTTGCGTAATTTCTCTGCTCGTTGAACAATAACGATTGCATATTTGTGATTGTTAAACTGCAAACCAGCAATTGCTTCTGGAATCTGCGGATGATCTTCTAGTGCAAGCAACCCACTGTGACGATAGAATAAGTTGTTTACATATTCAACACTATCACTAAAATTTTCTGCATTAATATCGCTTGGATAGATTAATACAACGCCTTCATAATCACTATCCCACTGATCATTAAGTTGCAGCATATCTTGAACTACACTGTCACTGCCAATTACAAACCGAATCTTGCCATTAACTAACGCAGCTTTTGCAAATGGGCATGGCGCAATATTGTTTAGTGTTGCTTGTGGAACATCAAGGAAGTTGATAATCCAATCACTTAAATCTTGCTTTGCAGTATCTAAATCTATATAATTAACCATATGAAGATTACTTATAGCCACTACTTTGGCAGTCAGGAAAAACATAATCTGCAATTATATCATGCAAATCTACAATGCGAACCGCATGAAGAGCGTGAAGCATTGGAGAATGGTTGGCTATGGTATAATGGCGGATGGTATCAATCACGCAGCACTCGTATTGTATTGAGTAACTGGAAATATCTGCAAACAGTCTATAATTATGACTTACAATTTGCAGATACGCCAAGCGAAGAATATAAAAGAGTATGGGAAAGATATCTTTATGATAAAAAGTTTGAACCGCTATATGATCCGTTTGTTGTGAGTGAGCGTGATGCATGGATGGAATATTATTGGCGTGGCTGTGCGTTTCCAGATACTCTGCGTGGATTTACAAAGTTTATAAAATATAATGGCGGATTAGAAAGCCAGTTCAATGCTTATATTGTGCATGTTCAATGGGAATTTGGCGCAGAGATGCTGCATCACGAAGTTCGATATGCAAGGTCGTTAGAATTGGAGCATCTTTATATTGGCAGTGGATATGAGAAAAGCAGTATCTATAAAGCACATTTAAATGGATTTGAATGGTGGAATGGCGTAGAGTGGAGCGGTGATAAGAATGAGTATATTGAATTGTGCAAACAAGATAGCAGCATTATGTCACTTAAAGATTTAAGTAACTTAGCCAATAAATAAATGGACATGAAAATAAACGAAATTATCCTAGAGGCTGGCGGACAGCCAATTTATTACTTTGCATATGGTATGTTGACCGATCCTAGCATCATGCAAGATGCACACTTTATTGGTCGTGGTCAACTACAAAATTATAAGTTTGAATTTTATAAGTTTGCTGATGTTGTAGAAACTGCTGGCTCGCATGTGGATGGTGTCCTATGGGAACTTCCAGATGAACAAATGCTGCGCTATCTTGACCATATTGAAAGCTATCCAAACATGTACGGTCGTAAGATTGTCCCAATATTTGTGGACGGTCAAAAGTATGAGGCATGGGTATATTATATGACCCCATCTACCCGTCAATGGTCGGCGCGAGATCGTATGCCATCGCAATCGTATGTTACCACCATTGTAAACGGCTATAAACACGCTGGAATTACCTCAAATCAGGTAAATGATGCCTACCAAGAGTTGGCAGACTACTAAAAATAATACTTGACAACGCCTAAATCTGTGTTATATTAAGTTATAAACAGGAGTAGGACCAATGCACTACGAATTTCCCCGTATCACTCACCTTGATCAGGTTCGTCCTGCTATTGAAGGTCGTGATGAATTTATCATTGCAGAGCGTGATTGGGGCTATGTGGTCAATTATATGGTCAGCATGTCTGATACCTTTCCGCCTGTTGAGTCGGAGATGGATGCAATTCGTCGTGAATGTCGTGGTATGCTGTTCCACAAGGACGGTTCTATCATGGCTCGTCGTTTGCACAAGTTCTTTAACATTGGTGAGCGTGATGAAACGCAGTTTGGGGCGATTGACTTCACGCAGCCACATGTTATCTTGGAGAAGTTAGACGGCAGCATGGTAACTGGCGTATTCACCGATGGTGGATTGCGACTTGGCACCAAAATGGGGATTACAGAAGTCTCTATGCAAGCAGAAGAGTTTATAGCAACACGCCCACAGTATGAACAGTTCATTCGTTGGGCAGATCAATCATGTGGTTATACTCTTATATTTGAATGGTGTTCTCGTAAGCAACAGATTGTTATTGATTACCCAGAAGACCGTCTTGTTTTAATCGCCGCTCGCCACAAGGAAAACGGTGCGTATGCAAGCCTGCAATGGTTGCAAGAGTATGGTGATATGTTTGAAGTAGAGGTTGTAAAGACCTATGCTGGTACCGCCAAGTCTATGGTTCATCTTATGGATGAAACCAATGATGCAGTTGGTATTGAGGGATATATCATCCGCTTTGATGATGGACATATGTTAAAAATAAAGGCGGCTGATTACCTTCGCAAGCACAAGACAAAGGATGCTATCTCGTTAGAGAAGAACATTATCTCTTTGTTAGTAAATGAACAAATGGACGATGTAAAGGCATTTATGCTTCCAGACGACCGCAAGCGGGTGGAAGATTACGAAACCGATTTTTGGATCGGTGTAAATCAAGTAGTTCAGTCATATGACCGCTACTTTGATACTGTAATCGCTCACGGACTTGACCGCAAGCAGTTCGCAATACAATGGATGCCCACAATCAAGGCACAAGACCAGTTCGCACCTGGCATTGTATTTGGTCGCTTTGATGGTAAAAACACGAGAACTATGGTGTTAGATATCATCAAGCGTAGCACTGGATCACAAACCAAGATTGATGAGGCTCGTCATCTTTGGGGTTCATTTAAGTGGATTGGGCAGACGATTGAAGAAGGTTGATTTTTTCACGGATGCGTTTTCTACTGGTGGGCTTTAATGATAAAGACAAAAGTTCATCATATCGTTGTTGAGAGAATAGAAACTTGATTAGTTTTCTTGTTTCTGTTCTCTTTTCAATTGATTTTGCATTTGCTTTTTTGCCTTTGTTTGCTGGTTCTTTGCCAGTATTTGCTATGCGAGATGCTTCTATGCCTGCTGTTGGATATATGTTTCTTTCTTTTCTTGTAGATGAAATCTTATTTTTTGTTTCTTCTGTTCTTGGAATACCTGCCATATTTGGTGGTGCTGATCCACCTAAATTGATATTGTAAGTATTTTCCGATTGGATATATGATTCATTTACAATATTTCTTTCAGCAGCAAATGCTTCTTTGGGCGAATTAAAATATTGAAGGATTTCTTTTGTGAAGTTTTCTTTGCCATATTTTTTAATTGCTGCTATAATTAAATTACCAGACCCCATATACCCATCATCTAAATCAAGGGTTGAATGGACACCGATATATTCTTTATTGTTTAATTTATTTGTGATTTTATAGATGTAAATATACATGCTGTGATTCCTTTACAATCATAGAGTCAGCGGATGTTGGTAGCATCGTGGCTGACATTATTATTTATCATTTTTCTCTTGACAATCTTGAAATTTATGCTATCTTAATAGTAGGATTTCAATGGATTAAAACATGTCACTTAAACTTACATTCAAGATAGTTAATAGCAATGAATTTGCAGGAGATTTTGATTATAAACCATTCAATGTTCGTGCTACGATGACTGATCATAGCGGCAGAACTGATACGATGACAGAAATGCGTGGTTTTATGATTGATGAAGTTCAAGTATGGTGCTTGCTTAATAACTGTGGCTCACAATATCAATATGTTCCAAATTTTGGCGGTCATCCAATATTTGGATTTGATACCGAAGAACAGTTAGCATTATTCTTGTTGCGATGGGCGTGATGATTGTTGATAGTGGCGTTAGATTTGAATACAAGGGTAAAAAAGGTGTATTCAATTGGGTGCAGATTAGCAGAAATCATGATGCAGCAATGGCTTGGTGCTGCGACAATTTTGGTGATACTTGGTTTTATAGCAAGAATAAGTTTTACTTTACAAACCGTGAAGATGTAACACTATTTTTGGTGCGGTGGTCATGATAGAGTTTAACACAGAAAAAATAATGTTCAACCATAACATAAATTTTGATGAGTTGGAAAAATGGCTATTGAAAAATATAGGCATAGGCGGTAAATGGCTGAACAAAAGAAATGCAGACGGCGAAGTTTTTATTCAAGCAGAATATGGGGATGAATGGGGATTATTTTTAAGAAGTGGTTGTCGCACGATTGCAATTGTTGATGACGAAAAAGCAACATTATTTGCCGTGAGGTGGTCATAATGAAACAGCGAATACCAATTTTAAATTATTGGGATAAAATAACTGAGCATTATTATGCTAATCCAGATATACAAGTTCGTGGTCATAGTATTTGGGATTGGTTGCGGAAAGAATATGGTGCTAAAAGATTATATAGTAGCCCACCAAAGATTGACGCATATATAAAAAATGATTTGTTAGAATTTGAAAAAGACGAAGATTTAACATTATTTTTAATGCGGTGGTCATGATATTAGATAGAACAAATATTCTTTGGTTAAAGATATGGCAAAATTTGAAAATAGAATTTTGGAAAGATATTTTTAACCATAATGATTTACCTACTTCACAAGAACTTGACAAATATTTGTTAGAAAAACATCGTGTATTGATTACATATGAAAATTCTAAAAGTGGTCCATCGGCTATAAAAAATATTAAATTGCAGATGAGTGATGAAGATGCTATATTGTTTATAATGAGATGGTCATAATGAACCAAGAAGATATAGAGATCGCATTAGCTGACGCATTGCAAGAAGAGATCGAAAAAGAGATACTGCTTGATCTACGATGCAAAGAACTGGTCAGTCAGGGATGGACTTTGGTGACACTTGACAATGCTATCACCGATAACATGGGTTCATGGATGCAGGAAAACATACACGGAGATTGGAGAGCATTTTATAGTGGTCGTTGGGTGTTCAAGAATGAAGAAGATGCTGTGCTATTTACAATGAGGTGGGTAGAATGATAGGATTTCATTTACGGATAGGCAATCCATTTGCCAAGTCTTGGGTAGTTACTCGTGATAAGTTTTTACGGAGTTATCGCATTACCAAACATAAAAACTTGGAATTACAAGTTTCATTTTGGAGCGGTTTAGATGAATTTTTTAGCATCAATCTTGACACTTGGTGGTTTGGTCGTGACCACGCTGGTCCACAATTTGACTTGACAATTCTGTGGTTCTATGTTAGTATTAAATTATATGATGATCGTCATTGGGACGATGCGAATGAGTGTTGGGAGAATTGGGATGATGAACGAGCGAATTAAAGAACTCGCACTTGATGCGGGACTATTGAACTATATAGATCATGAAACACCAAGGCACTACTTCATCAATGGACATGCCGAACAAGAAGATGTTGTAAAGTTTGCGCAGTTGATTATTCAGGAATGTGCATCACTGTTTCCACAGCAATTTACTGACGAACAATACAAGCGTAGAATTGATAAGACTATCCGCAAACACTTTGGATTGCAATGAGATGAGTTATGATTACACACCGCATAATTGGGTAGTAGTGAATATCACTAACAACGGTCAAACTTATAATAAAGTTTTGGCAGGTTGGAGTGGTGGCTATCTGGATGGCGATGCTTGGCGCATGAACAGTGGTATCACTGCTGTGGGTGAAGAGAGCAATCATTGGCTATTCTATGGTGCGAGTGGTTCTGTATATCGTTGTGATAAAAATTGTTATGGCGTTCGTGGCGATGCAGCAAGAGTTCTGCATAATCTATTGAGCAAAAACAGCGATACCGTGAATAGTGTGGTGTTAGATGAAAATACAGATTGGCGTTCTATTGCAGTGGTAAAAGCAAATGCCTCTTAAAACTTTTGTTTTAAAAACCTATGTTCTTACGCTGCAATGCGATGCGTGTGATCATCAGGAAGAACACATATGCGAAAGACAACAAGAAAACGATACTGCAACAAGAAATGATCTTACAATGGCACAATTTAATAGTGCAGCAACAGTAACCGAAGAACGATTTAAGCAACTACAAGGCTGGCACTATTCTTATCACAAGATGGAACCAGTATGGGAAGCGCATAATAGGTTTGGTGAGCCAGATAAATTAGATATGACACAGAAACTACTGTGTCCACAATGCTCAAAGGATAATTTATAATGGAATATAAATGGTATTGTATTATGGTCGCCATCGCAGTTGTGGCCATGATGGGCGGTGTAGCCGTTGATAGTTGGCAGAAGAGTAGTTGTAAAATGGAATACGCCAAGACCACACGCACAGTTGCCGAAATCAACGAGATTTGTAAGTGATCACTGTTGAAAAACCAGATACTGTTAGTGTAGGTCCAAATCATAGACAATTCAGGTTTATTGATGGTTTGCGTCTTGTGCCTCGTGCTGAAATTAGAGTGCATCCTGGTCACTTAACCGAAGCAGAAGAAAGAATAATTACAAAGGCAATTAGGTTAGGTCATATTCAAGCCTATGCTAATATGACCAGTGAAGAATATGTGTTGGCTGCAATGAGGAATGGATAATGAACAGCAATTATGATACACTTAAAACTATTGTAATAGTTGCGCTAATTGCTGGTGCTGCTTATTCTTCTGGCGTTAGTCATAATGGCGAGTGGGCAGGATTTTTGTTTTTGGCTTGGTGGATTTGGTAATGGATAAAGTATCGTTGGAAGAAATCTTGACAGATTGGCAATATGTTCCACTGGCAGAATATGCTCGTGCCATCAATCTTGGACAGGTTGGCATTGATGCTGCACTTGTCACGAGTAAGAGTGAGTTTAACCGCTTAATTGAAAGTGGTGGCATACGGCTAAACGGCACAAAGGTAAATGATCCTAATGCTTATATCTTCTTTCCGCCAAATAAAGACTTGACAGATATTAACAGCAGTGTTATTATGAGTATAGATCGTAAAAGAGCAGAGGCAGTAGGCATATGACCAAAATTGTATATAATGCGTGTCACGGTGGATTTGGATTGAGCCATGAGGCTACCATGCGGTATGGCGAACTTGCTAATCTTAACCTTCTGTATGTTGAGGGCGATCACAGATGGACTAGCCATTACTACAAGGATGGCATTGAAGACGATGACCATTTCTTTTCTGCTAGTGATATTGAGCGTGATGACCCTATCCTTGCACAGGTTGTAGAAGAATTAGGTGCAGCAGCAAACGGTGATTTTGCTCGCTTGGCTATCCGTGAATTGGCACCTGGTACGCAGTATCGTATTGATGAATATGATGGATATGAAAGCGTGATGACCATTGATGATTATGATTGGAGCATTGCATAATGTTGCGTTGGCTATGGGATTTACTATTCACACGCAGCCAGTGGACTATTATACACACATACCCTCTGGTCTGGGGTACTAATACTACCCCACACGGCACACGCTATGTACTGCAAGACCAATGGGGTAATATTAAACAAAAGGATGTGAAGTGATGAAGAAGTATTCTAAGTGGTGGTCTTGGTGGTCTTTTTATATGTTGTGTTGCGCCGCAATTTTTGTGCTGACAATTTATCAGGCATCACTGCCGTATGAACCACGAGATGATAGCGATGGTCCGCATGAAAACAGCCATATGGAAGTTTATACCGATTACCTAACAGGCTGTCAGTATCTGTATCGCTATTCACTTACGCCTCGCATGGGCGCAGATGGTAAACAAGTTTGTAAGAAAGTAAACTAAAATGAAAAAGATTATATTAGCAGCCGCATTGCTGCTTGCTACACCTGTATTGGCCGACCAACCTGCTACGCTTACCTGCTATTTCCAAAGCGGCGAACACTTTACTGTTGTAGGCAGTGGCGGAACTTCTATGATCCAGTGGGATGCCAAAGGTTTCCGCAGTGCTGCCAGTGCATTTGAAGACCCTTGGCTAACAGTGGTTGAGTTAAGCGATACTGGCAACAGGTTTAAGATGGCGTTTAATGTTCGTACAAAAGAAGCCTATGGCGAAACTACTTTTAGTGATGGTCACAAAAACGGTGGACCGCTATGGTG